TAACAGGTATTCATTTTGAAGGTCAGTTTCAACATCAGTCAATTACTTCTGATAGTAATGTAGTTATAATAGAGTTATGGAAACCACGCGCAACAGCAGGTGTTCCTATGAGTTTATCTTCGACAGGTGAAGAGTTATTTAATACAAACCCTTTTACAAATCAGATAGATTATCAAAGTCGTCGTAATTCGGATTATTATCACGATTATTATCGTTTGAGATCTTTGGTGGTTAAGATACCTGGTGATTTGACAAATGTTAATATTAATAGAACTATTAATTTTAGAATGGGGGTTAAGTTAAGACATCATTTACGTTGGAAAGATGATAATACTTTAATTGGTGGTCAGTTATTTATGACAATAAGATGTGCTAGTGGTAATTCAAGTTCAACTACTAATGCTACTGATCCTGATTTATCACATACAGCAACTAATACAGGTTTAAAGACAAAGTTAGCGCAAATAAGTTATTATGTTGATAATTAATATATTAAAAAACCTACTTAAAGATAATTATTTATTTTTAAGTGGGGAGTGAATACGGACCTTCGTAAAAGGTTCTCCCCTTTACTTTTAAAATCAAAAATCAAATTAATGGGTCCTTGTTTAAGAGGGTGTATCCCAAGGTCGTATAACCTTAAAAGCACAAGCGTATCGCTGGACGAATTTAGAACTCGTATATTGACTAAGCGTCTCAAACTCCGCTCTAAAAAGAATATTGCGGTTTCAGGGGCGGTAAAAAAATTTATTTTTTTAACGGCGCTGATACTTCTCGCGACAATATTTTTTTAAAGTATTTGTAGGCAGGTAGAATTTTAGTTAAAAAAAGCACAAAGGTCGGGGCCAGTATTACCCCCGACCACTTCTGTGTAAAAACTTCTGTGTAAATTTAGGAAAAAAAAAATCTATTGTAAATATATAGAATGTCTGACGATGATACTAAGAGGGTAAGAGATTGGTGTTTTACTTATAATAATTATACTGCTGAGGAAGAGGAAATGTTAAAAACGGATAAGGATATATTGTATATGATATATGGTCATGAGATTGCTCCTACTACAGGCACTCCACATTTACAGGGTTATTTTTATTTTAAAAATGCTAAGACAAGGTCAGCAATAAAAAAGAGGTATAAAAGAATAAGTGTGAGACCGTGTAATGGATCTGCTGAACAGAATAGGGCATATTGTATTAAGGATGGTAAGGATATAGTTGAGATAGGTGTTATGCCTAAGCAAGGTAAGAGAACAGATTTAGATGGAGTGAAAAATCAAATAATGGAAGGTAAAAAAGTAGATGATATATGTTTAGAAAATCCTATGATATACCATCAATATGGTAGAACGTTACATAAGATAGAGGATATAAGGATGCGTAAGGTATTTAGGAATGAGATGACTGAAGGTTATTGGATATGGGGTCCAACTGGATGTGGTAAGAGTGAGTATGTGTTTAAGGATTTTAATCCTGATGAGGTATATGTTTGGAAGTATGATAATGGATGGAATGATGGATATGCTCAGCAATCGGTAGTAGTTATAGATGAGTTTAGAGGTCAGATGCCTATGAATGAATTGTTAATGATGATAGATAAACATCCTAATTATTATGTGAGAAGACGAGGTAGAGAACCAGTCCCATTTACGTCTAAAAAAGTTTATATAACTTCGAGTATGCCACCTGATGAAGTTTATCATAATTTAAGTGAGAATGATAAGTTGGATCAATTATTTAGGAGAATTAAAATAATTAAATTGGAAAAAAATATTTTCTAAGTATAATATATAAAATGCCAAAAACTGGGTATGGACAAAGAGTTAAGCGTTTTGCTCGAAAAGTTGTTAAGAAAGGTGTTAAATATGCTAAGAGGCGTTATGTTAGTAAGAAAGGCAATTTCCGTTTGGGAAAATTGGTTAGAGATGTCGCTATGGTAAAGAGACTTATAAATGTTGAGAAGAAACTAGTAAATACAAGTTATGATTTAGTAACAGGTCAAGTTAATGGTTTAGGTGGAGGCGCAAATATATTTGATGTAACTCCTTCTTTTATTGGAAAGGGATCAGATAGAAATCAGCGCACAGGAAATTCAATTAAACTAACAGGTATTCATTTTGAAGGTCAGTTTCAACATCAGTCAATTACTTCTGATAGTAATGTAGTTATAATAGAGTTATGGAAACCACGCGCAACAGCAGGTGTTCCTA